GTTTCTTACGTCTCCGAGTCCGATCAGCATTCTAAGGAACTTCCTATTCCTCTTCTTTGTCACTGTCTTGATTAAAATTGCGCCAGTTCTCCTGGTCCTGATTGCACAGTCCGATAACGTTACCGTCCTCATCGATACGAATGTAACCGATCTCATGAAGGCCGGCGATAGCAGCCGTTGCACCTTCGTTAAAGGAAGATGAACCGTACGATATCACTGACACAAGCCAAACGATTCCTACTGTGAGAATCATCCACCACTCGAGAAACATGTAGTTCTCCTATTTGCCTGGAAAGACTCCACGAGTATTTATCTCTTCGATCGACTTGACGTTCTTCTCAAGAATATCGAATCGGCGACGGGATGCAGAGAAGTTCGTACCCTTTGTCGAGAGCACGTGAAACGAACCGTCGAGTGCGTTCCAGTACGCATAGACCTTTGCCTTCTTATCGGACAGCAGATACGTGTGATTCGGTGTGTTCGGTGCCTTGTCCCAGTCGGTGATCTCTTTTGCGACGATCATACCTCACCCTTTGCGATCTTAATACCGGCAATAATCAAGGCAAGAACGATGATGACTGCGTATCCAACAAGCATCGGTGAGAAGACCATCCACCAGGACCAAGCAATGACCTCGGTCAACTTAAGAACGATGAATACGATTGTAAGAGTTTCGAGAAATCCCATGATGTAGTAGCTCCTTTCCTTAACTGTTAGATCTATTATACCACCATCCGGTGCTCATGTAAATAGCTCAGGGACCCATGTTTGCTTAGATTCCCATGGATTTGGCTTTCCATGAAACACTACGATATCACTTGATGGATTCGACTGATCGATACCATCGAACTTATAGCTGTGAATCTTACCCGGGAACGCATCCTGAATCGGTCTATAGTCCACCTGCTCGTGAATGTATCCCTGGTCTCCCCAACGATTCTGTCTGTGCTTGTACCTATCGATGTTACGAACGTCAAAATTGTCATAGACGTGGCGATACAAGCCAGACCACGACATGATGCCGGATCCCATTACTACACGGCCGCGAAGTTTATGACCGCCAAAGTTACGCAGTGCATAGAATCCCTCAAGATTCAGCATGTATCGAATATCATTGAGTAGTACGGTATCGAGATCGAGATAGAAGACGTCCTCGTATCGAAACAACTCGATCTTAGACCACCAGCCGGGCCAGTGATGAATTAAAGGATGAGTCTCGACACCATCAATGTCGTCCTGCAGATCCGTCAGACATACAAAGTCGACACCCGGCGCATACTCGTCGCACTGCCGCTTGAGCCATCGTACGTGTCTCTCGTCGTAGTCCTTACCGCCGGAACGTAGTACACAGTATATCTTTTTCATTCACGTCGCCGAGGTTTTTTTTTCTTCTGTCGATACGGTGTACCGTTTCTACGAAAGTAGTCCCTCTTACTCTCATCCTTGGAGTTACCCGTTAGAATCACAACGTCAGAGAGATCATCGGAATCTTCTGGACTTGTGTCACAGTACGTAAGAGGAAGCGAGTGTATGATACCAGGGAATCCGTCGAACCATAAGTCCTCAAAGGCCATGTGATCGGAACCCTTTACCGAGGACTCTGCCCATCGTCGAGCGATCTCTCTACCGGCGTCGGTATAGTTAAAGAGAAGAGTCCCTACGTACCAGGTCTTCTTGGACGGAGACTGTGCACGTACCGCGGCAAAGTCTGCGTGTGGACTGATACCAAGCGGAGATCTGAGTATACGAGAGTCGGCGTCTATCCAGAGTACCGGACGTTTGTGTTCTTCGAGTTTATCGTATACGAATCGAGACTTTAGCCGAGTATTGTCGATCCACGATCCCTGATCCTCCAGCTCCACGATGTCGTGTTTTAGACTAAACGTCTCACAGTCCTGACGTAGCTGTTCTGCTCGAGCCGGATACTCCCAGTTATCTGTGTAGTAACTGATAACAATGGGTAGTTTACGTCGCGGCATTGCTAAAGATCCTGTGCATTTCTGTAATGTTGACTCGTTTTGCCTTTATAAACACAGTGTTCGACTCGGACGACTTAATAAGTTCGGAACCCACCGAGGCAAAGTGATCTGCAAACTTAATACCATCACCTGCCAATAGATCTGAGAACTCGACCCACGCCGCTGGGATACCATACGCGTGAGCCGCTATGATTCCGTGGAGGGATGATGATACAATCTTCCTGCACGATGCGATCTGACGTGCGACCTCAAGAGGATCCTTATTCAGTACATCTATAACGTTATAGTATCGACCCTTGACGTATTTATAGTCAACGTAGTGAGGAACTACACCGATATCATAAGTCTTAGTCTCAGGTGGCGGTTGTAAAAGCGGAAGTAGGAGGGCGGGATCACCGTAGATCTCTGGGCAGTCACCACCGTCACGGAGAACAATATCACGAGTGTATGGTCCACGCACGAATCGCCAGTCCGCACGATGATTAAGTACGTCGCTCTCTCGCATCGTTCCGGTGCCAAGAACCATAGTACGATCGTTAGCAAACTTTGCCGTTGATCCAACACACAGAATATCGGACCTTCGTGGTTGTCTTACATACTCGTACGGTATAGAAAAATGATCGAGAATGTATGGTGTAAGCAGGTCACCGAAGTTTCCTGGTTCTGGCAACTTGCTCCACCATACCTTCATTCTCTTTACTCGCTCATATACTCGTCGATCATCGGAAAGATCGATGCGATTACACACGCGCACTCACGAGCGATCTGAGCGTGTTCCTTCTGTGTACCGTTGCCGGACCGCAACTGAATGTAGTGAATCCAGGATCGAAGTGTACCGTTCATATACAGACGAGACTCTGTCATACCTTCCGGCAGTACTGCACGAGCCTGCTCCTTGGCGATACCCTGCTCGATGGCCCAGCCATACGCAGAGATGGCGGCGTCCTTGACCTTCTTCTGTTTCTGAATCCACATTTCTTGCATCGTACGATTCACTGGTGTGTCGTCAAGATCGATCGAGTTCTGTCGATTCTTAGTGTCCTGCAGCCGTGGCTCACGAAGAACAAAGCTCAGGTCCTTTGTCGGATCCGCGTATCGCTGCGAGAACTCCTGGAAAGAGAAGGACCGATGACGCACGATCTGATGAGCGATATCACGAGTTGTGTTGATCTCAATCACTGCGTTTACAAGTTCAAACGGTGACCAGTGACCGTGCCTGGCCAGGAATCGAATCAGTTTCTCTGAGGTCTCGTCGTTCATCTGATTCGAGGGATTTGACACACGAGCACAGTACGATACCAGATCGAGAAGGTCGGGATTCTTATTCCACTCCTCGGCAAACTCTGGTGTTGGCTGCGTGTAACTGATAAGCTTTACGTTCATTATACTTTAACTCCACTAAAGTCCTTGCGTTCCGTGGCAATACGATTCGCCGTACTTGTCGAATCAAACACCGGACCAGTGTCCTGTACTAGCGTCTGAGCATTGTCCTCGACATCATAGAATCGCATCTTTGTCTTATCGACACCAAGTACGAATCGTTTATTCTGAGTTGGATCCGAGTACCGATTCTTGAGCTGCTTAACCATGACCTGACCAAGATTCTGTAGGTCCTCAGTTGAGATCAGTGCGAACATCATGTCGGCAGTTGCCGGTACACCGAACGATTCCGATGTATTGTTCAGATCAACCTCAGAGTTACCGAAACCGTCACGATTGGACTGTGTGGCCGTTACGATCGGTAGATTAAACTCGATGGCCAGACCACGAATTTCCTCGGCGATTGACTTAATCAATGAGTAGGTATTTATCGATCCGCCAAGACCTCGCATACGAGCCGACGAGCAGATGTTCAGATAATCGATAAAGATAATGTCCGGAGCAAAGTCACGCTTAAGTTGCAGTTCCTCGAGCAGTGCACGAAAGTGTCCGGCATGAGCGGCGCCGGTAGGATACTCCTTGACGATTAACTTACCGGTGTTGCGTTTTGCAATCTTGTCGATCTTAGTCGAGTACTGATCGTACGACATGTTCTCGAGCTGATCGATCGGCACGTTCATAAGGTTCGCATCGATGCGTTCAGCGATACGTTCCTCGGCCATCTCAAGAGTAACGTAGAGAACGTTCTTACCCTGAGTTAGAATCGACGCAGCGTGATGACACATGAACATCGACTTACCGACACCAGTGGACGCAAGGATAACGTTGAGAGACTTACGAGGTAGACCACCCTTGCTGATCTTGTTCATATAGTCGAGATCG